GATCTGGTCGCCAGCGCGCAGAGCAGCTTCAGCTTTTGCCAAACGGTCGGCACGAGCCTGCAGTTTGTCGTGGTCAGCCATCATGGCGTCAAATTCACGCTCGATTTCTGCGGCACGTTCTTCCGGGGTTTCGTCGGTGATTTCCGACAGTTTGGAGCGGGCCTCGGTGGCGATGTTCGCCATCTTCTCCCGCAGGTCTTTAATATCAGCCATCTTGGGCCTCCATCTAAGGGAACTGGTCTGTCATCACGACGATCAGTCCAAGTGCTTGCCCAAGGCACGGGACAGGGCGAAACAGCGGGAGACCGCTGCTATTTCATCAAGCGGCCCTTCATACGCAGGCGGCGCTGTGATTGATTTTTCTCTTGTGCCTTTCGGTGCTGTTCAAGCGAACGCAAGCCGATTTCTGTGCCTTCATAAGCAGGCGTTGTCACGATGCTAACGTCATACAAACGCAAGTCTTGGATCATACGCTTCGGCATATCGCCGCTGTCATCCCAAGACTGACGCTCTGGAATAAACGCAAATGACATTTTGTCCAGATCGCCACGCTTCATCTTAGGAACGATGCTGCGCACGTCTGGGTCTTCCATGTCCAGCGAGGCTTCCATGTAAAGGCCACGCTCGTCTTCAACCAGCGAAAGTGTGCCAGAGCGAGTGCGGGCCAGCGGCAGTCCGTCATGGTTAATCAGGAAAACAACGTCATCTTGGCGCTCAATGGCGTTCTTAAATGCACCGCGCTCGATGCTTTCCATGAACATGCCGCCAATGTTGGTTTCTTCGCCAAAGACAGCAGCGTAACCAGAAACGCGAACTTCGCCTTCCTCGGCCCTAATTTCTGCGCCCTGAAGGCGCGATCTCACTTCGCGTTCAGACATATTCAACCCCATGTTCTGTGAAGAACTTATCACGTTATCAGTTCTTTCGCTAGAACCTATGGCCGGTTCAAATTTCAGCGGCACAAAGTCATTGCGCTCAAGCCAATCTTTCGCTTCATCCACAGTGAATAAATCAGCGTCAAATCTGATTGACTCAATTTCAACGCCGCCGTCAGGCAGTATTCCATAAACGAAATCAACACCTTGGCCGCCTTCGTCGTTTACGCGACTGAAGCTGTCGTATTTTGCCGGGTCATTAATGCGCGCCGCGTGTTCGCCTTCATAAGGCCGAGTTTCAGCGCGCTCACTGTCTTCTTGGTCCAAAATATTGTTTGCCCAAGACTGCCCAGCGTCTCCACCCCACAACGCCCAAGCGATGCGCCCGTTGCTGGGGTAGCCATCTTCTCCGGGCCGGAAACCTTCAGCCTCCTTGTCAACCTCATGGCGGGCAAAGTAGCTGGCCATGCGGCGCACGGTGTCCATAGACAGATCACGCTTGTTGGAAATGTCCCGCGCACGGGCAATGCCGACCTCAGTGCCGCCACGGCCAAATTCACGCCGCCAATCCAGCCCGCGCTGGGCTTCTTCCGCCATCGCGTCAGTTGGAATTGGCATCAGGCGTCCCCGCAGGCTGGCTTCCAATCGGCACAGTCGCACCTTGGATCATCAGGCTGCCACCTTCAGGCATAGGCGGCAGGTTCTCAATATCGCGCACCTCATTCGGCGTGCGGATACCGTTTTGGATCGACGTTGCGTGCGCTTCCATGCGGGTCTTAAAGTCACCGCGCAGCAGGCCATCAACATTGAACTCGGCATAGCGATTGCCGCCACGGCCAAATAGCTTCAGGTTCAACTCAGCCTCAAACTGTTCAATCCAGCGTTTGATGGTGTGTTTGACGAAATGCAAATCCTGCTGCTCAGTGTTGCTGAACGTGCCATGCGTCAAATCCTGCAAGAATACAGGCGGCAGGCTGTAAATGCGTGCGATCTGCTCAATGCTGAAACGCTGCAACTCCAAAAGCTGCATTTGCTCTGGGTTAAAGCCAATCGACTTCAATTCATGGCCCATTGGCAGCGCCATAACGCTGCGACCCTGCGTGCCAAGTTTTGCCATCGTCTTTGCAACGTCATCAGACGCACGCACAGCCGTTGCTGCGCTCTGGAACGGCCCTTGCAGCACAGCAGGCGGAATGCCGCCACTCTGGAACGCTTTTGCACCGTAACGGCTGGCCGCAATCGCCATGCCAATGGCGTCTTTGTTGGTCATAATCGGCCCGCGCACGTCCAGACCGTTGCTTTTCAGCATGAACGGAATGTCGATGACCTCGCTGGCCTCGTATTGCGTCAGGTTGTAACGGTAGATTTTGCGGCCATTTCCAAGGCGTTCAACGCGCAATTTAGCCGGATCAAGCGGCCAAAGGTTGGTAATTGTGCCGTTTTGCGACCGTTCAATGTAGGTTACAGCGCGGCCACCAGTGAAAACTTGTTCAAATGTGTATTTCAGCCACTCAAACGATGACATGCCGTCGTTCGCAAACTGATTAAGGATCGGCGCAACGCCGTTATCAACCCGTGCGCGGCCATCGCGGGTCTTACGATATACATGCAGAGGAAGGCCAGCCAATGTGCCGGAAAGAAAATTAACGGCAGACCAGACAGCAGGAACGCCAAGAGCGTTATCAATCGTAACAGTGACACCGGCAGATGATACAGGATCACCCCAGCCCATTGTCTGTAGGAAATCCGTTGCCGACACTGGTGCCGTTGGATTTTCAAGATTTCGCTCTTCCTTTTTGCGGAAGAAATCAAAGACAGCCATTTCTACACCACGCGCATGGTTTCGCAGATCATAGCGCATTATGCGCTAATTGAAAAGGCTGGGTCTTCCCACGGGCTAACAGCCACTGCAGTATCTTCATGTGCAGCCGCTCCAAGCGCCATAGCAAGCGCAACCAGTCCGTCAATCTTACCAACCGATTTCATTTTGTTTAGCTTCCTATTGCCTGCCGGGTCACGTTCAGCAACAGCATTGGCCGCACACATATTCATAACAGGATGGCCGCCGTGGCGCAATTTTCTTTCAGCAACCAGCCGCTCCAGCTTGTCAACCGCCGGGGCCATGTCTTTGAAACCCTGACCAAAAGGGGCCATCGGAATGCTTGCGCCAATCGCATCAAGTTCACGCTGGAAGTCGTTAATCCGCCAGCGGTCATAAGCCAGAAGCTGGATGTTGTAACGCTCTGACGCTTCGGCCACATGCCTCGCCACCATTGCAGGCACGATCACAGGCCCGTCAATCAAAGTCAGAAAACCCTGCTCCGCCCACAAATCATATGGCACCTTTTCTGCGCGCGCTTTTTCCCGAATGCCATCGGCGGGTAAAAAGAAATGCGGCACCACACTCCAATGGTCGCCATCAGGAAACACCATCACAAAGGCGGTCAAATCTCGGCTGGCAGACAAGTCAAGGCCAGCCCAGCACGGCGCGCCGTCAGCGACCTCCGGTTCAGCCTTGTTGGCTTCCCATTCAGTGCGGTTCAAGAACGGGCTAGTGGCCTCAATGCGCTGGTTAAGATACAGCCAGCGGAAACTGTTTTCTTTTGCTGGCAAGCGCGCAGCCTGCTTTGCAAAGTCTTCAATATCTTTGACACTGCGAAACTCACCCAGCGCCGGGTTGGCAGCCTTCCACGCGGCGCGATCCATCACGTCGCAATCTTCTGGCGCGGTGTAAACATGGCTGACAATGCGTTTGTCTTTCGCGTTTGCAGCATCGTCTAGCCAGATGCTAAACAGATCGCCGTCTGTGGCAGCCTGCGTGCTGATCGCAATCAGAAGCGGATCGTCGTGCGCACCCTGCGCAGTTTCAATCGCCTCAATGAAAGCATCCTGCTGGCCGCGCACCTGACCGACCTCATCCAAGATCGCCAAGACCGGCGACAGGCCGTGCGCAGTCCCGGCTTCTGCCGAGATGGCCTTGTATTCAACATTCATCGGCAGGCCGACCAGCGACTTCTGCGATGGCACGATGCGGATGATCTTGCTTAACTGCGGCGACAGGCGAACCATCTTTTCAGCCAGCTTGAACACCAGTGATGCCTGATCTCGGCTGCGTGCGCCGCTGATGATCTGACTGTTCTGACGCGCTTCCGGCCCGACGATGTGGGCAAGCAGGATGCCAGCAATCAGCGCAGATTTGCCATTCTTTCGGCCAACGCTCAGGTAGGCACGGCTGGTGCCAACAGGGTTGTCGTAAATATCCAAGATGAACTTGCGCTGAAATTTCATCAGCTTTATCGGCTGGCCAACGTGCTTGCCTTCTGGCACCGGGCAGAAGCGTTCAATAAACGCACATATTTTTTCGCCGCGTGTCATGCAGCCTCAGTTTGCGGCTTCATATCTTCATATGCTTTGCCGCTGGCTTCATGTATTGCCTTTTCTCCTGTGAAGTCTTGCCAGCGTTTGATGATTACGTCGCAGTATTTTGGATCAAGTTCCATCACGCAACAGTTGCGACCAGTCTGCTCCGCACCAATTAAGGTTGATCCAGAACCTCCAAATAAATCTAATACATTCAAAAGTTTTACGTGATTACCAAATGCACGAACCGACAACTCAACAGGCTTTTGAGTCGGGTGAACATATTTACTATCTTTTTTGATCGACCACAGATCGCTTTCGTTTTTTATTACCTCATCTATTTTGCCATTAAACAAGCAAAACTCGTGTTGGTGCCTGTAACCAACCCCCATGCCAAAAACATTTTTAGCCCAAACAATACACGACTTATATTCCAGCTTTCCTTGAAGAATGCCGTAAAAGTCCCAGTTGCACCAAATGTAGTATGCCTTCGGGTTTACAGCTTTAATAGTAGCGATAGTTCCATCAATAAAGTCTGCAAAATCCGCATCTGACAAGTTGTCGTTTTTAATCACGTCATGCTTGCCGCTGCGCCCATTAAACGCAACATTGTATGGTGGGTCGGTAAAAACCAAGTCAACCTTTTTGCCATTCATCAGCTTTTCAACAGCGTCGATGCTAGTGCTGTCGCCACACATTAAACGATGCCTTCCAAGCAACCAAACATCGCCTTCGACCGTTGCTGGCTGCTCTGGTGCTTCTGGCACTTCGTCTTCGTCCGTCAAGCCTTCCGTAACTTCTTGTCCTTGCAAAAGCGCAACCAACTCATCTTGGCTAAACCCCATCAACTCGCCAAAATCACCAGCCAAATCTTCCAACTCAACGCGCAAAGCATCTTCATCCCAGCCAGCGTTTAGGGCCAGCTTGTTGTCGGCAATAACCAGCGCGCGTCGCTTTCTGTCATCAAGACCATCGACAACAATGGCAGGCACCTTTTCCATCTTCAGTTTGCGCGCCGCCAAAAGCCTGCCGTGTCCTGCGATCAGGTTGTTAGCCTCATCAACCAAGACAGGATTGGTAAAGCCAAACTCTCGAATTGACGCAGCAAGCTGTGCAACCTGCTCATCGCTGTGCGTTCGGCTGTTCAAAGCGTAAGGGATCAGGTCTTCGACTTTTGCGACCTTGTGCTTGTAAAATTCCATCAGTTTTTCCTGTCTGGCATTGCGATCAAATCATCACCAGCTAGAAAACCCATAATTCCCCGGCTTTCATTTGCGGCCTTCGCAGTGGCGTTCAATGTTCGCGGGTCAGAAGCCTGCTGGTTTAATGACATTGACCTTATTACGGAAAGCTGACGCCTTTCAAGTGTATCAATCACGGAAATCAAAGGATTTGGAATTAGCGTGCCGCGCTTGTTTTGAATTAGAACGCCTGATCGGTCCAGCGTTTCTTGGTGCTTACGAATGTCGGCTTCCATGCGAACAACCTTTGCCAAAAGCAGCAGGTCCATGTCTCGCCAGTCTTCCCTCGCGCGCGCGCGCGTGAACTGCTCCCAGATAAGCAATTCTTCATCGCTGCGCAATATCACACCTTCCGGGATTGGAACGCTTTGCATTGCCCCGCTGAAGCCTTCGACGGCTGCGGTAACACTATTTTTATCGCTTCTTGTCTTCTGGCTCATATTTTTTCCCCGCGTTTTTCCGTAAACGCACAAAATGTAGGTTACGCGCGCCGGTCAGCCGTCAGCGGCCCTAGAGATTGAACCACCCCCCGCCGTCAGCGCCGGATGGTTGGCATCCACTGGCCAGCCGTCAGCACCCATCTCAACACTGTATCCTCTGGCTTCAACTGACTGCGCATCGCTGTCGTGGTGCCGCTTGCACAGCGACTGCAAGTTATCCAGACTGAAGAACAGGTCAAGATCACCCTTGTGCGGCTTGATGTGGTGAACGACTGCAGACCTGTCGCCAGCACGGCCACGCTTCAGTATCACGCCGCAGCCTTTGTGCTGACACCTGAAGCCGTCACGCAACAACGCCTGCTCACG